GGTACATAGTAATTGAGTTTTCATACTTCTAATTCCTTACCTGTTTTATGGTCTATGACACTTCCGTCTTTGTTTAAATCTGTTGGTGCTGGCTTTCCATCACCTGTAAATGATAATTGACAACCACCACCTGTTCTACCGGCGGTTCTTTTTGTCCTAAATGTTATTGAATAGTCGTCTGGATTATTTGTTCCTTTATCTGTATCAAACTTTGGTTTACCATTTTCATCATAGTATTGTTTATTATGTTCTAACTCGTTTAACGATTCATTTGTTCTGATATTATTTGATATTTCAATAGCAGACATAAGTGCTTCAATTTTTACACCACCCTTTTGAACCAAATTTTTAGCATTGTTTTCACCAATTAACTTACCTGCTTTTTCAGTAGTAATTATACTACCCATTTTCTTTTTGTATTTATCCTCTATTTGAGATACTTTCTTATCAAATGTTTTCCAATATGCAGTTTTATCAGCCGGATTACTATCTTCAACTTCTTTTTTAATTTTATCAATGTCTTCCATATAATCACCGACTGATGTAGCTATTTGCTTTCTTTCATCTTCACTAAATGTGTCACCTAAATTTACTTCATTTAATGTATCTTCTATAAACTTACTTGTCTTTTGTATCGTTTCTTCTTTGTTTGCGCCTTTGATTAAGTCATCATTGATAACTAATGTGTGTCCCTCTTCACCAAGATATTGTCCTTGATTGTTTTGTTTAGATTTGTCTTGATGTAGTTCACAAATTGTTTTTGAGTTTGCAGGACATCCATAAATTCTACCTGATGTCTTACCCCACTTACAACTTATTAAAGAAACTTTCTCAAAAGTTCCACCTTTAATTTTATCTCCTGCAGGAAAATTACCCGCTGAAGGTAGATAAACTTCCTCACCTTTTGCTAACTCTTGTTCATATAAATTGTTCTCTGCTATTTGTTTCATAATTGAATTAGCTACATCAGAATCTGCTTTGTGTAATCCAACCATCAAATCATTATAACTATTGGCTATCGCGTCGGCGGCCTCTTGACTTGGAACATCATAATCTTTTGTAACATTTTTTAGTCTTTCTTGATGCTCTTCTAATGATGTTTGAACTCCTTTATCAACACTACCTGCTTCAACTTGTTTCTTAGCATAATCAATAGTGTTTTGAAGTGCAGGATTATTAATACTTTGTTCTAAATAATCTTTTGAGTGTTCACTACTTGGTATTTTTGCCTTCCCATCTTCACCTTTTACCGCATAAACTCCGTGTAACCCCTCTCTGATTTTTGAAAATATGGGATTATTATCAAAGAACTTTTTTAAGTTTTCGTCTTGGTTAGGTTTGACAATATTTTCATTTCCTAAATCAGGTTTTGCACTTGTGGTAAATCCTTGTTTGACTCCCTTGGCATCAAAAGTTTTTAGTTCAACTAATGATGAAACTTTCTTTACAAGGTCTGCTGACTTACTTGTTCCAGCGTCACCTGATATAATTTTTCTCATACCACCCAATTTATTTAAGTATGCTTTTTTACGATTTTCATTTGTACTGAATCCTGCATTGTCAACTAACCATTGAGCTGCTTCTTTTTGTTGTTCTGATGTGGCGTTTTCATCATATAAAGTATTTATTTTGTCTATTGAATTTTTTGTTAGTTCTTTTTGTTCTGGAGATAAACTACCCATTCTTTTTTCAATTCTGTTTTCAAAGTCTTGTACATTTTTATTTTTTACTTTGACATCTTTTTCTTTTGATTTAGGTTGTTCCTTGGCTGGTTCACCTGTTTCAGGATTACCTATGTAGTATTTACCACCTCGGGGGCCTACTTGTAATCTCACACCACTCGGCCCTTTGCCTTTTTGAACATACACTTTACCAATTTTTTCTTGTAGATTTTTTATCAACTCTACTCGCGCATCAATATTCCAATTATGTTCTTTTAAAATGTCCCATAATTTTATTAAGTGTTGTTCGTTGGTTAAATCTGGAATGCCAGAAGAAACTCTATAACTTAACTCGTTGAGTATTTTGTTCCAATTATTCTTCATAAATGATTGTCATACCAGAGACTTCTAATCTACCGGTATTGTGTAATGTTTCCATATCTTGTTTGTTTATACTGACTAAAGTTGGTTTTGAAAAATCATACTTTTGATTTATAGGATTGACAATCTTATTTTGTCCACCACTATTAAAACCATAAGCTTCCTTGTTCGTATAACGAGTGGTAATTTTTGATAATTCTTTTATTTTACTCATTTAAATTTCTCCGTTATGTCGTCCATATCGTGATAGTTAACACCTCTACTGATTTTTACTGGATATTTACCATCACTTTCTATTGTTTGCTTTACCATATTTAAAAACTCTAATCCGTCTTTGGTATCAAAGTCAAACAAAAATGAATCATAATTATACAATATTAATTTACTATTGTATTGTTGCAATTTAGGTTGCAATTTATTTAAAATCTTGATATTGTTTTCCGTTTCCATAAGTTGAATCATATAATTAAACAACTTATTTGGATTCATATCTTGTAGATTTTTCCTATATATTCTTCTATTATAAATATAAGACTCTACGAAATTATTAGTTTGGTAGTCATTCCAAAGCAATTTAATATAATCGTTTACTTTTGAGAAAAATGGATTATCCGATACATCATCTGATATACCTCCGTACAAATATTTAAATGATAGGGCTTTTGCTTCATCATAAGGTAATCCATATAGTTCTGCCATATGTTCGTGGACTGATGTTTGTGGAAAATCATAACCGATTATCTCTCCGATTAGTCGTAAATGGTATGCGTCGAAGTCCATTTCAACCAATACTCCATTATTGTAACGACTAATGAATTGTTTTCTACTTCCGTCTGATTTGTTTAGTGCTGCAAAGTTCAATCCACCAAAACGATTACTTGGACGACCTGTTGATGTGAATGGATTATATTCTGAGAAAACAAACTTTTCATATGTTTTTAATCCGTTTCGTTCTATTTGATATAAATTTTCTAATATGGTTTGGTCGTGTTGTTCGTAAGATTTATACAATTGTTTTGATATTGGTTGAAAATATTCTGCGTGTTTTACCAAAGGAACAACATCATTGATATTTTGTTTATCGTAATGTAATCTGTATTGATGATGATGAGCATTAGTTAAGTGTTGTTCAAAGTCATATGGTTGATTGGTTTGTTGATAATGCGACCAATTCATATCTCTAATGTCTTTACCGAATACTAATGTATTGTGATGATATTGTTTTAAGTCTTGAACATAAATGGTTTGGTCGGTTTCAATCATAGGAATATCGTCTCGGAATCTTTCCGAATGATACACTGGAACAATGTATTGTTCAAATTGAAAATCAACCCAATAACAACTAATACGATTTTCTTGTGGATGCTTTTGAACATCTGAATACATTTGCAATAATACAAATGGTTTTGATTGTATGTGTTGTTTGAGTTGGTTTAATAGAATATCTGTATTTACTATAACCATTTATTATAAGTATTGATTTATGTAATCAAAATGTAATTTATTTATCCGGCTCCACCACCACCGCCTCCGCCCATTTTCTTTGAAAATGGAGCTGAGTTTTTTCTTCTTTCAAAAAAGTTATCTAACCAAACAGCTGCTTTGGCTGCAACCTTTGTGCTAATACCAAGTCCTGGACTAAACCTCGATAAGTCAGCAGGTGTTGGTTGTGGTATTGTCTCAGAGTTTATATTCTTAGTTAATTCCTCTAAGTCTTTTTTATATTCTTCATATTTTTCAAACTCAAGTTTTCTTTTAGGTTTTTCTAAAACAAATCCCTCTTTTATCATTTTTTCAGTATCGACTTTCATCAATCCTGTTATAGTGGTTTCCCAACCCGATGTAGCCATTGTATGACCAACATCACTAACGAAAAAGTATGCAAAATCTCTATAAGCTTTTGGTAAGTAGTCTACTCTAAACAAATCACCTGGTCTAATACCAGCAGTTCCGTCAATAGTTAATGATATTTCAATCGGAACTATTGGTTTACTTCTTTGTAAAGCTGAGTCGTCTCCTTTGTGTAATGAAAAATTAATAATATAATTAAGTCTTTGTTTTACGTAAGAAGATAAAGATGCGTCTCTTGCATATCCATTAGTGACTTGTTGGCTTATTCTTTCTTTTTCAATCTTTTGTTCTATTTCTTTTTGGTCTTCTTGAATGTCTTTTATTGTTGTGAATGTTATACCATTATTATTTAAAAGTGGTCTAATTGTTCCGTCATCAGAATAACCTGACGCATCAGTACCAAGACCCTTTCCATCAGGTGTTCCATCACCATCTAAATCTTTTTGTGTTGGAAATAGTAAATCTTTAACCACACTATTAGGTTTATTTTTATCTTTACCTTTTTTATTTTCAATTGATTTTTCAACTTTATCTGCTTTAAACAATAATGAAAATGCTAATAAGCCCAAGTCTTTAGCATCAGTTGGATTGTTAACTGAATCCAATATATTTGTATTGTTTGCATAATTTACAAGTGTAGCTGCTTTTGATGTTAACTTTACATCTAAAGAAAAATCTTTTACAATAGTGTTTTTAGAAAATAAAGAAAAAGTAAAAATTTTATCTTTTGTTAATGTGTTGTTAATAAAATCCTCTCTTGTGGATTGATTCTCTAATAAACTATTGTCTTTTTTTTCAGCTGGTTTTGGTAAAGTAAAATCAACAACTCCAATTTTACCTGTATTATCATCATCCTGCATTACACTAAAGTTCCAATAACCACCATAAGTATTTGTAACTTCTGCCCAAAAACTTTGCATACCTTGACGAACCGATGATATGGTTTGAAAATGTTTTTGATACATTTCTATTGGGAATACCATATTTCTTATGATGCCCTCACCCGTATCATCTTCAAAAGAATTAAAAAGATTATCAATAGTTTCATATATATACTGCACTCTACTCATATCTACTCTTTGTTTTATTGGATAATCTTCAAGTGTGTTTTTATCCTTTGGTATTGGACTTTTAATTAAAGGTAAAGTTTTACCTGGCAACATTACACTATCTAAACCATAAGAGTATAATTCTTTAGTGGTTTTACATTTTGTAGGTCTTTCAACACCAGTATCATCAATGATTGTACTTCTTATTTGTTGTAGAGATTTACCGCCTGAGATTGTAATGTTGAAAAAACTATTTAGTATGTGGTCTTCAAACCAACCCCAAGACATTAGATAATTTTTTCTCATTGAGTCTGGTGTGTTGGGTGAACCTGAACCTATTTTTTGCACATTAAAATACATAGCGCCATTTTTAAATCTATAATCCAATCTACCATTATTTACTAATAATTTTCTAAATTTTTCATCTTCTGGTTTTTGTTTATACTCCATATATTGACTCTTTATTGGTACAGCTGTAAAAATTGGATTATCAACCAACCCATATATACCATCTTTTTTAATTCTTCTCGGGCCAAAGTATTCATCTAAAACTTTATCTAAATTTCTAATGACTGAATTAAAAGTAGTAGAGTTTACTTGCAATTCATCAAGTTCTTGAGTGGCTGTTTGGCTAAACTGTGTAAAAGCTGTTGTAGTTCCCATATCAACTTCTGATTGTTCTTTTAATTCAGAAACAACTCTAGCTATTGGTATTTCTGAAGGTCTTTCTTCAGACTCTTGTGTGGTTTGATTTAAAATATTTTGTCCACGAGTTATAACATCAATTGTTCCTGTGTATCCACCATAAGACTCAAGTTTGTAAGTGTAATTTGTTACCAATCCAACATCACAATAATAGTTTCCAGCTGATAATAATTGTCTTTCACGAACTCCGTCTATCAAATCTTCCATTTCACTTACACTTAATGGTGGTATTTTGATTGAAGTTTCATCAATACCCCAACCAAATTCGACCGCTATGTATTGTCCGTGTCGTAAAAATATTGGTTGGACTCTTTCTTCAAAATCTATTGGGTCAGGACAAGTCCAATTGATTGTAATTTTCTTTGTAAAAAAACTTAATTGACTGACTGAAATTCCTGTTATACCTGTGTGTCCTCTAAAAATATTGTCTTTTGATTCCGCAAATGATTTTCTAAAAGTTAATGGATTAGTAGATTGTGTGGTTGTTTCACTTCCGATTTCAAAATAACTTGACAAACTTATTGGTTGTTTAGCAACAATATCCTCTCCTTCAGTATTTTTATCGATTGCTGCACTAACTTTTGCAAAACAATTTCTGAATAAGTGTTGTTCTACGGGATTTGTATTATCGGATGGTTCTAAATTTTCATTTGATATGAAAAATGATTCGTCTTTTCCTAAACGAAGTCGATTCAAGGCGTCTATTTTTGAATATAATGCCTTTTGAACCAAAGGATTTATATTTTCATTTATTATCATTATTTATTAAGTTCTCGTAACTGCTGAGTAATTAGTCCGATTTCTTGTGGTATTCTATATTCTTTACCAATAACTAAATACATAGAATCACTTTGATTGTTAGCTCTGGCAATTATCCACCATAGTTCTTGGTCTCCATAATATTGAAAAGCTAATTGGTCAAATCTTTGTCCAAATTTTCCGTTGATAATTATATCAGAGTCACGAATTGGTATAACTGGATATTCACTACGATTTAAATATTCAACACCATTATCATCGTTTAATATTTTATTGTTATTGTATCTCATTATTATTCCTCAATCACCAAATCATCATCAATACCAGAATCATCATCATCTTCTGACAATATTGGAACTTCAGGCCTTGTAGGAACTTCTCCACTTGCTAAAAATTCACGACCCTCTCTATCAAATAATACTCTTTCACCAACTTTACCTTCATAGTTTTTACTCAACATAGTTGGTGTTTCTTTACCAATATACTTGAAGTCAAAAGTTATTGAACAAAGGTGTGGAAATTGTCTTCCGTCTTTTAGTTCCCAAGCTGTGTTATCTGGAATGGTAACATTAATTGAATTGAAAAAACCTGGTGTATTGACAAATAAATCTCCTAATGTTAGATAAATAATAGGTGCTACTGGTCTTGTTCCTAATCCAACACTTTCACCTGAATCACTTTTGAACTCTTTATATTGTGGGTGAAGTAAACCTTTTAAATAATTTATTTTTTCCCATATAATCTGTATCTCTTCTTCATTTAATGCCACGACATTTAAAGAAAAACTTACACTCCTATCGGTTGTTCCATAAACATACACCTTATCAGGTCTACCAATGTATTGAATTTCAGTTGGTTGTTGTGATGAATTATCTGTTATACCACTTAACAATGCTGGAAAGATAATATATTTTCCGTTAACCGCATCTCTAATTCTAAATTTTATAAAATCTTCTGGTAGTTCAGAAATTCCATCATAACTATTTAATGGTGTAGGAACATCACTTAGACCATCATATCTAACTTGTAGTTTTCTACTACCTTTGCTTTTAACATTAAAAAACTTTGTAGCTTCTTTATTACCACCTCGTTTTTTTATATCATTTTTAATTCTTTTTGAGTCTTCATACTTGGTATTGTTACCGATTCCAATCAATCCTTTGAAGAATCCACCAACACCTTGTTCTTTTTCAATATGTCTTTGTTCTGATATGTTGTTTGGTAAACTTTGTAATACTGATGTAGGATTATAAATGTTAGTTCTTTTGTCTCCATTGAACGCTTGTAAGGTTACTTGTTTTGCTGTGAACAATGCTCCTTTTGGTGTCGTTAATAACTTTCCGATTCTTTCGGTATCTTCTGCTGTTCGTTCTGCTTGTAAAGCTGCACCACCTCTAAGTAGTCCACCATCAGCGTCTGCCCCACGATATCCCTCACCGATATCTCTTTTGATTAATTGGTCATCGTCGGGTTTAAATTTTTTATAATTATCATCGGCATTACTAACTCTTGATTGTTTCAAATCCTCACGATTATATTTAATCTCTTTTGCTAAATTTGTTTTTAAATCAATTAATGCCATTAGTATACCAATCCGGCTCCTATATTATTTTGTTTTGTGGCTTGTAAGATTGCTTCTCTTTCACTTTGTTGAGCTGCTAACAATTGGTTTGTAGTGTCTAATTTATCTTGTACGGTTTCTTGTTCTGCTACTGCCTCACCACGAGCTACCTTCAATAAGTCGTCAGCTGATAGTCCGATTGCTTCGGCTATCGCTTTTCTTTCAATAACATTCATAGATTGTATTTCACCTAATGAACCCACGGTTTTTTGTATTTCTTGAGTTAATCCAGCGATATCACCCTCTAATGATAATTGTCTTGCTCGTTCAAGATTTAAATTTTTTCCTGTTAATACTTGTGCTTCAAATTGTGCAGTCAATGATGTTTCAAATTCTAATAATTTATCTGCTACACCTAATATTGCTGATAAATTTGTTCCGACTTTACGAGCTTCGATTGCTGCTTGAGCAAATCCCATAGCTCCGTCTTGTGAAAATTCTGCAAATTTACCAGCGTTTGAAGCTAAATCCCCAATTACTTTACCGGCTGCTACACCTTGAGCTTCTGCTAACTTACCTATATTTCTAACAACTTCTTCAGTTTGGTCAACTTGTATTCCAAATAAATCTGATAAACTTTTTTGAACCTGAATGATATCTTTTGATGCTGCACCAAATCTTGTTGATAAAAATCCGATATCTCTAATGCTTGAAGCAGTTACACTTTCAACCGTACCGAAGGCATCTATCAATTCACCAGCTATCTCTTTAGCGTCTTGACCTGTTCCAACTAATTGCACAGCTGCCAAATTTATTTGTGGTGTTAGTTTTGTTGCTTGAGAGAATGAAACTCCTATTTCTTTTGATAAGTCTCTTGCTTGTTTAAAGTATGCAACTAATGCGATTACCGCTGCCACTATTAAACCTATACCTGCTGTCAAAACTGCATTAAAAGCGCCTGCAGCTGGAATTGCACTTGTGATTGAACCTTTAATACCACCGAAACCAGTTAACACTTCTTTTTGTAGTCGCTGTCCTATTTCGTCAAAGTCAATCATACCCGATACTAAATTACCCAGAATCGGAACACTTTCAATAGTAGATTTTAAATCATCCACCAATTGTTTTGAAGCTTCTGCACCTGATTTTAAGTATTCTTGTGATTCTTCCTCTAATGCCAAAATCTCCATAGATAAATCTTTGGTATCGTCCTCAAGTTTGTAAAGTTGGTTAGCGATTGAGAGCTTAGACTTCAATGCCTGTATAGATTCTTTGTTACCTTTAGCATCCTCTCTGGTAGCCTTTGCTATCGCGGCTTCCACTTCTTTTATAAATTTCAGAACCTCAGGTCCTGTCATATCCGAGAAATCAGCTTTTAGTATATCAGCAATTTGCGCCACTTTATTTCCTATTTGTGTTGTTTATTTATATTTGAGTTGAAGACGTTTTAACCTTTTATCAAAATCAGGGTCATTTTTCCTCATATTATCAACTTTGTCGATGATTTGTTTTTCAATTCTTTTTATGTTAGCTTTATGTTGTTGAATCTTTGGGTCAGCATTTATTTTTCTTTGAATATTTTTATGCGCTTTTCCCGTTAGAACTTTAACAATCAAGTCTGATAAAAATTCTTTAACTAATGTTTTGTTTTCTTTTACAAATTGTTTATTCATAGATTTTTCCTATCAATAAATATCAAGTTTTAAGATTTTTGAAAACTTGGTCGAGATATTTGTTCTGAAGTATTATTACCTGCTTTTTCGTAAGCTTTCTTTTCTTTCTCTTTTGCTTCGATTAATTTTTGAGCGTAGAATCGTCTCAAAGGTATTGGCATATTGTAGAGTTCATTGTGATTGAACCCATTTCCATAGTAGGCGATGTTGAAGATTTCTTCGTGAATAGCCGGTCTATTAGTTACCGGCTGGCCAAAAAAATTCGACCCTTAAAGGAATATCAAGCTTGTGAATATTCCCTTTTTGACTTTCATAGTCAAACTTCATCTCAATGTCAGGTGTTATTGACAATGCATGCGTTCTGAACTCTCTTGAGTCAATCGCTAAAAATTCATTATCAACAAAGTTACTAATAAACTTTGTATCTTTTTCTCCATCAACTGACAAAATTTGTTGTTTTAATCTTGTTGTTTGAGCTGATGAAATACCTGTTAATTTTTCGACCTTTTCGAGACCTTTAATTGTTTCTTGTATTATAGTTTCATCTTTTTGTGTTAATAATTTAAATTCAATCATTCTCTTTGAGTTAGGTAATTCAAATTCAAATTTATTTCCACTTTTTAGTTTTGATTCATCTATCTTTTTATGTTTTAATGTCGTTAAATCTACACTATGCTCTACTCGTTCATTTGTATCAGGGTCAGTAATCATAACTTTATACTCTCTACCATATCCTAAAATACGAGTTCCAACCATTAGTGCATTTTTATCACCGATTAACATATCGTCTAACTTAATTTTTGGGTCTGCTATGACACTTTCTAACAATTTGTCAATTACTTTACCTTGATTAATTAGATTTACGGAAGTTAAGATATCTTCCTCTTTTGCTGTCATATATTTGACATCTATTGTTCCACTACGCAAAGGACTATCTTCAGGATATAATAAACCCTGTGATGGTAAAGATAGAACTTCAGTAGGAAATCCATACTGATTTTCAGCCATTTTTACTCCTTGATTATATAAGAACTAATAACTTATTATTTTTTCATTATCTTTTCAGCACCTGCGATACCGAAAGAACCTAATGTTACGAATACAAATGAATTGTATACCATATCATTTATAACTAAATCTTTTCCCCAAATTCCTGTTGCTAAATCAACGACTGCAAATAAAGTCATTACTGCAAATGAAGCAAATCCAATTACTGCCTTTTCATTAATATCGTTGTTGTCTTTAAACATAGCCCACATAATTTTTCTCCTTAGAATTCTAATACTGCATAGTCGTATTGAAGTGTTAATGCAACTGTACCTACTTCATTTGAAGCGTAGTCCATATCACTAAAATCTGCTGATTGAATGAATGCACCCTTTAATCTCCATTGTTCCACTTTATCTCCGACTGGCCCTAATACATTGAAAGTAATATCTTTTTTGTAGAAGTCTGAATATCCATCACGACCTGTTACTGATTCGTGGTGTAATCTTACCCACTCCATAACTGCTTGTGCTCCACTTGGAACTATTGGGTCATATAATGTGACATTTATAGGTTGCCAAGCTGCCTTTCCTTTTACATATCTTTTTACATTGATATGGTCAAGTGTAATTGTTTCAAAGTTAATTGAAGGTCTTTGCATTGTCTTTACAAGAAACGCTGGTATTCCGTCAATTTCCATAACGAAACGATTAGCCGTTTTTGGTTCAAACGGCGTAAAAAATATATCATTTGGGTCTAGCAATTCAGCCACTTTATTTCTCCTAAAAGTTTTTTACTTCAGTAATAAATATAAAGAAATCAAAAAAAGTGATGCTGAAACTGAATATCTTTTTTGAAGTTTTTTAGAAGTTTTACTTGACATTGTCATTTTTTGTTTGTATATTATAGTATGATTGATGAAATAATATGTGAAGAGTGTGGTGTTGAAACCGGTGGCTTTTTCCTTTGTGATGATTGTGAAGAAGAACTTTATGTTCAAGACGACGAACAAGACGAAGAATAATTAAAAAAAAGCTTGACTTTTACAAATAGTATTTGTATATTATAGTGTAAGTTAATTGATAAAGGAAATAAAATGATTGAAAATAATGAAATAATTACAACTGATACCGAATGTATTTATATGAGAGATTACCAAGATACTCTTGTTCCAAGAGCTTTTGGTTTTGACAATAGGACATTTACTATGAATGTCTATCAATATGCACACAATCCTATGGAATTGTATGAAGCTAATCAAAATCAACCTGAATTAAGGTTAGAATATTATGAAGCTCCTTATCTTGAACAAGCTTGTTACAAAGATATTCCTATGAGATATAGGTTTAACCCAACTATCAGAAATCTAATGAGAACGGGTAATTTTAGAATTAGGTATAGGGGTTGTAGTAAAACACAATACGGGTATAGAAGAGCCCAAGGTTATTGTTTGGCTGAATATGCCGATACCTTTGCGATTTATCCAAAATAATTTATTTCCAATCAACGCGATCCAGTTAAAACAAAAAACCCCCAAATTAATGGGGGTTTTTTTTATTCTTCATTTCCTATTATATTACTCAGGAAAAGTTGCTCCTGTTGGTTGAACTACAAAGTCCAATACAATGAACTCAGCTGTTCTTGTTGGTTGTATGAAGATTTGACCAAGTAATTGGTTTCTATCTACTACATCTGGAGTATTATTACTTTCATCCATTACCACTCTAAACGCTGATAATCCACTATTTGCTTGAACTTGTTCTAAGTATGGATTCACAATATTTAGGAATCTATTTCTTGTAGAACTTGTATTTTGTTCGAACACTAAGAATCTTGAAGATGATGCGATAAACTTTCTTAAGTTAATCAATAGTCTTCTTACATTGATTCTATCTAAAGCACTTGGTTTTCCTTGTAGAGTTTTTTGTCCAAACACTACAACACCTTGACCAGGGAAAGTTGCGATAGGATTAATACGATTTTCGTATAAGTCATCTCTTTCTAAATTGGTTAGTCTCGTTTGAGCTTCCAATACTGATGATAATCCACCACGATTCAATCCTGCTGGTGCGAACCACTCTTGTCCTATTCTATCGTTGTTTGCATAAACACCCGGTAGAACAACTGAAGGTGGCACCCAAGTTGGTTTGTTTTTAACACTATCTAATATCTTAACCCAAGGATAATATGTTCCAACATAATTTGAGTCTAATGTTTTTACATCGTCTATTGCTCCTTGAATTGTTCTTCCGTATCTTGAACCATCTAAGATGAAGAATGCGTCTGCTCTATCTTCAATTTTATCAATTGCGTGATTCGTTACGAATGAATGATACTCGTGTATTACACCTGGAATTGCTAATAAGTTAATATCAAACTCATCTGGATTTGAAACGGCGTTGATTGCTCGTTTAAATGCAGTTGTTCCGTTTGATGTTGCTGTACTTAAATCAAACCCTTGTGTATTATTTGCTGCAATATTTGTTCCTGACTTTCTGTCAGTTGCTGGATTTGAACCATCAAATCCGCCTTGGAAAGGAACTTGGAACTTTAATTGTCTGAAGTCAGAACCACTTAAAGATAATGGATTGTCACCTGCTGAGTATTGTGCTCCCAATACTGATGCGTCGTCATTACCAAATGCGTCTTCTAAACTCATTGTTACATTGGCACCATTACCTGCACCTGTTGGTGTTGGTGCTAAGTATTGTTGTTGGTCAACATTATTAAAGTCAAATCCATAGTAAACATTTTGGTCGTATGTTCCTCTTGAATTTTTCTGTCCGTTTCCACTTGTAGCTCCAATGAATGATGCTGATGGGAAAGATGGTGACACAGTACTTCCACTTGGTGTTCCGAGTGTAAGTTTGTGTGGTTCTAAAACTTTATCAAATCCCATAGGTACTAAGTCTTTAGAGATACCTGTTAAATTACCAAAGTCAGAAATATAAATAAACTTAGACTGATTTGGATAATCACCATTGTTGGTTAATTTTCCATTTGAGTCTATTGTTGTATTTCTATCACCGATTGCTCTTGGTAAGTAATTTATTGAATCCTCATCAAAATTTAGACCTGTAAAGTTTTCCACTACAGTTCCGTCATCATTTTGTCCAGGATTATTTACAATCACTTGTAATGAGAAAGTACCAAAGTCACTGCCTGGAACATCTACTGGTCTTTTAACATCTGAGATACCAACTCTATATTTTGAGTTAGCGTTAGTTCCGTGTGAACGAGTGTTTACTTTAAACAAGTTTGTTCTTGCACTATTAACTAATTGTGATTGTATGAATGGTGTAGTAGCGACTGCGTAGTCAAAACTAAATGGTTCGTCTGAACCACTTGATACTAACACTACATCGCTTGAACCCATTTTATTTTGTGTGTCTTGGAAATTTGAATATACATATACTGATTTATTCGCATCTTGAGCGTCCTCACTAAATACTTTTGTAATATAGTTTGCTGAACTTGAATCAAATGACAATGTAAAAGCTGATGTGCTACCTGCATTGTTTGAGTCAAGATTTAATACGAATGAATTTTTTGTAGATGCTGCAGGGTTTGCTAACGAAGCACTTGCTTTACCATTTAATTCTGTATTGTCTGGGTCAGTTGCGCCTCTTGAAGGTTTTAATGTAGCTGCTACAAAAGTTCCAGTTGAACCACTAATAGATAATGTAAGTGTGTCATTTGCATATCCGCCTAATCCTAAAACACGAACGATTGTTACTGCTCCTGCACTACGAAGATATTCTTTTGCAGTGTAAGGAACATAAAAGTCTTGTGTTTCTTTACCAAATGTTTCTTCAAACTCACCTAAATTTCTAACAACTGTTGGAACGAATGCTGGCCCTTCTAATGTAGGGCCGATTAACGCTGCACCAATTTCTGAAATTCCTTGTGGTAAGAAAGATAAATCCTTTTCTCTGGTAAAAACACCTGGACTTACTATTCTTTCGGCCATTTATTTTCTCCTAATTAGGTTATATCGTAAGTATAAATATCAATTTAAAAACTCAAAACGCACTCAAACAACAAATTATTTTTGTGGTGTGAACACGCCTGTTGTCAAGTCTAAACTACCTACACCATATTTACTTTGTAATTCATTAACTACATTTTTTTCCATCATAGCTAATTCGGTATATCCTGTTTCCAAAGTTAGTTTATCATTATTGATTTTGTCTAATCTTTGTTCAGTTTGTATCCTTGACAATTCTAACTCACCTAATTGAACTGTAATTTTATTAAAATTTTCTCTTAAATTTTTAATATTTTCAATTTCATCTTTTGTGAGTTTAATATCTTTTGATTTAGATTTTTTTGCCATTATAACTCCTGTTTTGGTTTGATAATAAATATAAAGTTATTTGTTCAAACAATCACATTTTTCTTTAATATCATCAACTTCTTTCTTTAATTCTTTGATTGATTCAATTAATAGTGGAACGATTTTTTCATACTTAACACCAAGATATCCATTACTTCTTTCTGCCACTACTTCTGGTAATACTTTATGTATTTCTTGTGCCACAACACCT